GCAGTTCCCCGCTCACTTCCGTGATCCCGCGCGGCCTGCGCGGCGCAAGCATCGGCGTGTGATCTGTGCTCAGGTTTCGGGTTTCGTAAAATTCGCCCTTGCCGATCTTCGTCTGGTGGTTGTAGCCGTAAAACGAATCTGTCGTGTCGCGCTGTGTGGTCTGCGCGTCCAAATATGGGAATGTCGGCATACTATCACCTCAGAATATGAAGCGCTTGCTTTTCGGCAGCGGCCTGTGCGTCCGGTTGTACCAGTTGAACCACTGCCCGTAGTTCGCGTTGTACATTGCTATCTGCTGATTATATCGGCTTGCCTCGGAGTTCCCCGCCGCGATCATCGCCGCGATGTAATGGGTGTACACGTCCTCGCCGTACGGCTCTGCGAGCAGCAGCTCCTCGTCGCCTGTGCTGTACGGGGTAAAGCTCTCCGCGCCGCCCTCGTGGGTCTTTATGACCTCTTCAAAGATTTTTCCGTCGAGGTTCGACAGCCAGCGTATTTTCTCGTCCGCCGAATACGCGTTCGGCTCAAGCGTGTCCGCCCGATTTATTATTTCAAGTACGGTCATGTGCATCTCCTGAAACAGGCGGGTTTACCGCCCGCCTGTTAGAATTTCGGAAGTTCCTGTTTCAGATCGTCTCTGGTCTCATAGAACTTGTCTTCTGCTTCCTGACTGCGCTTTATCTCGTCCGCGACGAACTTCGGGACGGTGCTTTTCTTGCCGCGCGGCAGGATATAATTGACGCCGTTGACAGCCACGAAGAGGTTCGGGTCGCCCCTGTCGCTGCCTCTAGGTATGGTTACTTCAACCATGTCGGTGTTCTTTGCCATGTTAATCTCCTTTCAGGTTCCGGCGGGGAATATCCCCGCCGGTTTGTTGTCAGTTGGCCGCGTCAGTTGCGGAGAAGGTGGACACGCTCATCACGCGCAGCATGCGCTCCTGATAGAGGATAGTCGCGCCGTTCGTCTCGAACTTGTAGCCGATGGTGCTGAACTGGTTCAGCGGGCCGCCGATCTCGTCCTTGTCGTGGACTATCATCTCCAGCGCGCCGCCCTCCGGGTCGATGATACCGAAGGAGTCCTTGCCGAAGAAGTAGGTCGCGTAGGTCACGCCCTCGGACTTGTTCTTATAGTTGGTGCCGCCGAGAACAGGGGCAAACGCGTCC